GTGTTCTACGACGCGGTGACCAACACAGGTCTGGCGCGCAAGGCGCTCAGGTTCAGGTGCCCGGTCATGAAGTGCAAGGTCGTGCAACCGAGACTGAAGTGTGCGACCACGGCTGGGCGAGTGAGCCTGTTCAAGAAGGAGTTCACCATCGAGGTCAAGGGGTGGGGGGCGTACCACGAATCGATTGGCGGTAAACCTATAGGCGCTCCGTGGCAGAATACAAACCTCTTGGGTGACTTGCACTACGAAAGTGGGGCGAAGATCTGATGAACCGTATCGAGATCACCCACGAGGACGTTGCCGATCCTGCCCGCCTGCGCCAGCGGCTCGACCAGGCGTTCGCTCAGGACGCCCACCTGCTCGACAAGCTGGCCATTCTGGAGGGCAAGTTTTCCGACCTCTACGCGCGCCAGGGCGCCGGGGCGCTCTCGAACGAGGACCGCGTGCTGCTCAAGCAACTGGCCGGCGGTGGCACGTCCAGCGCAGCGCCTCCCACGCCTGGCCTCATCACGTACGTGGTCGAGACCTTCGCCGACCTGCCGCCCACGGCCACCGTGCTGAACGGATCCACCGCCCGCGTGCGCGCGACCAATTTGAAGTACGTGTTCGACGGGCCTACCCGCACGTGGGTGGTCTGGTGAGCAGAGAGGGGAGGTAGGGTGGTAGAATGTCAAGTGTGACTGAATTACCACACACCAATCAGGCGCTCGTGTACCGTCAGGCCACACCCGAAGATGTGCCACAAATCGCCGAGATGCTCATCTCACGTGGTCTCGAATGGCCCGGCCCAGCAGCCACGCCGTACGTAGTGGATTTGAACGGTGAGTCGGTCGTGGCGATGTTCAAGACCCTCTGCTTCCACGTGGAGCCGCTCGTGTCAAAAGAGGGGTTGGACATCACGTTCAGCGTCACCGAATTGGGCAAGTTGATCCGTGCCTCGTTCGAGGAGTTCGTCGACGAGTTGGGTTACCCGATCACCATTTACTCGATGGTTCAAGACACTCCCGCGGCCCACGCAGCAGCTCTCAAGAATGGGCTCAAGCGCAGCACCGGAGTGTTGTATGAGATCACACTGCGGCCCGCCGAACCGGCAGGCGGCGAAGAGCATGTGCCTTGGGGTAGGGGAGATAGGGGTGGACGTGACCAAGGAATTACAGATATCGAGCCGCAGTAGCCAGCTTACCGGCGACGGGCCACTGCACGCCGCTATCGATGAGCTTGAGCAGGCTATGCTCGGCCAGCCCGGCATGCTCATCGACATGCCGCTCGTTCACAGATTCACGGACGAGATCTACATCCGTGAGATCTTCAATCCTGCCGGCGCACTGATCACCACCAAGGTACATAAGATTGAGCACCCGTTTGTGATCATGAGCGGGCGTATCTCGACGTTTGTGCCGGAGGATGGTGGGCGCATCGAGCACCACGCCGGGCCGTATATGGGGATCACCAAAGCTGGCACACGCCGGGTCATCCTCGTGCATGAGGACACGGTATTCATCACGTTTCATCCCAACCCAACCAACACGCGAGACCTTAATGAGTTGGAGGAGTTGTTGATCGAGCGCCGCGTGATGCCCGGCAGTGAGCTTACGGCTAATGAACTGTACCGCAAATTGCTTATCAGGGAAGTGGCCGCATGACTTGGGTGGCCGTAGCCGTAGCTGGTGGGGCAGTGCTCAATTACTTTGGAAACAAGTCTGCCTCCAAGAAGCAGCAACCACTCATCAACGCTCAGACTGATCTCGCGCGCCAGCAGGCTGAGATAGCCAAATCCACGCAACCTTACATAGTGCCTTGGTATCAACGAGCTGGTGCGTCGTTCGACCCGGCATTTGCACACTATAGGGCACTGGCATCGGGCGACCGCGACGCGATCATGCGCGAGGTGGCCCCACAACTGGCCGACATTAACTCACGCTATGGATCGATCATCAGCGCGTCGCGTAATCTCAACCCGCGTTCAGGAGCTGGCGCGTCCTACAACGCCGACCTGCCATTTCGTGCTGCCGATGAAGGGCAGAGAGTCATCAACACTGAGCGGGCCAGTGCCTACCCAGCTTTGTCGGCAATGGCCGGGCAGGCAGCGAACATCGGTGCTGGAGCGGCTGGTGTAGCAACCAATGCGGGTGAGGGGGCTGGCAAACTATTCGGCTCGGCGTTCGGGCTGGGGCGTACCGCTGCGGGCGACCAATCCAACTCCAACGCACAATTAGCCCAATCATTGTTTGAAGCGTGGAAGCAGTACCAAAAAAACGGAGGCAATGGTAAGGGTCTGCCAGACAGTGGAGGTAGTGTTAGTGGGCAGGGTGGTACATGGATGCCTACTCCGTCTACTATGACCCCCGGAGGTGGAGGCTAACATGTCTGACCCGACCACTCCATCGCTCGCTCCGTTGGAGTCACTGTCTTCAGATGTCACTCCGCCCACTATATCGTCTGGGTATGGCAATCCTTTGTTGGGTATTGCCACTGAGTTCTTCAAGCTACACGCGGCTGATAATCGTCAACAAGCAAATCGCGAGCTTGACCGGCGTGAGGAATTGGCCCAGCGCTTCGACCGGTTCTCCAACGACCCGCGTTACTCCAACCACCCAGCCTTGCAACGCGACGCGCACATGCACGCCGCGGCGATCCGCCAGATCCCCTACAACAAGCCGCTCCCGCCGCACTTCAAGCCCGACAAGGACGGCAATATACCGGCTTATGGTGCCCTCTTTCACCGGGCCGCGCTGGCCGAGATTCGCAAGAATGGCGAGCCCTCCAAACCTGCCGAGCCGCCGCAGCCACCTCCACCACCGGCACCATTCGGCGGGGACGAGCAGGGTCAGGGCTGGCAAGGGGGCACTGGTGACGCGCAGAACGCTATGTCGGCAGGGCCGCCAGCGCCCACTAGCGCCATCGCTCCAGTACCGGGTGGTGTGCAGCCCGTGCCCGGCAAGATCAGCCCGGCGCCAGCAATTCCGGGCGCTCCGACGATGAGTGCCGCTCCGCCTGCGCCGCCTGTGCCTTCCGACTCCGGCGAGATCTACCCGATGTCCCCCCCTGAGATGGCGGCGTTCAACAACTCGATCCCCGCGTCGAGCGCACCCGAATTGGCTGCCCAACTCGGTGTGGCGACTGATGGGGTGATTGACCTGCGCATGCTCAAGGGTTCGTCGCTCATCAAGGGGGCCGCCGACCGTGCCGCGCGCATGGCCATCCACGGACTCGACGAGGATGGTAATCCGCTGCCCGTAGACAAACTCTCGCCCGAGCAGTTGTACAAGCGCGCCGCCGCTGACATGGCCGAGGCCCATACCAAACTGTTCGCTGCGCGCGCCATCAGCGACCCTATCAAGGCCAAGGCTGAGGTAGCACACTGGCAGGCCATGGAGGGGATCGCCCGGCAGAACTTAGGGCTGGCCACTAGCCGGTTGGGTCTGAGCCAGCAGAGACTCGATCTGGAGAAATCACTGTACGGTGGTCTGGGCACTGGCACACCCAGTTCTGGTGCTGGCGGCGGCTCTGGCGGCCCGGACGACTACATGTCGGACAACCATGTCAGCCAGACCAATTCCGGTCGCTACTACGTCGACCTGACCGGTTACACAGGCAAGGTCAAGAACGCGATGATGGAGCGCTACACCGCGCAGGGCCTGCCGGTGGTAGACGGCCCGCGCGCCAAGGCCATCTCGGACATCGACGGCGCCCGGCTCAATCAGGACTCGGTGCTCGCCAGCATATTCGACAAGCTCCCCAAAGACGCCTCCGGGCGCATCACAGGCGGGTTAGGCAACAAGCTCTCTCAATTCCTCCAGACCGACGAGGAGCTGGCCGCATTCAACGCTTGGCGCACCACGGCTATCCGCACCCTGCGCGCCACGGCCGGAAGCGAGGGCCTGCGGCTCAACGAGAAAGAGATCCTGCTGGCCGTAGCGAATGACATCCCTAAGATCACCGACACTGTGGGCACGGCCCAGCAGAAGCAGGCCAACATCCGCGCCCAGCTCGACAACGTGGAAACCTCCATGCTGGTGAGACGCCGCGGAGGGCTGAAAGGGAGTCAGGGGAAAGATGATTATAGCGGTGCGGCGATCAACAGTGGCCCACCCAACCCGAATACCCAGCCTGCCCAGCCTGCCCAGCCCACTGCACCACGCGCAGGAGGCAACGCCCTCCCACCGGCCAGCCAGCGCATCGTGGGCCAGACCACCGCCACGATCAATGGCACGCCGATGGTGTGGTCGAAAACTTCCAAGGGGGTCGGATGGCAACCAATCCCGCAGTCGGCACAGTAGCCCCACCGGCACCGGCTCGGGGGCAGTTCTGGAACAGTGTCGCCGCGCAGCCGCACGACCCGGAACAGTTGCTGGATGACAATGGCCAGCCTATCGGCGATGGCGAACCCGCCCTGTTCGACGACAATGGCCGGCCGATGGGCCACGCCTACGAAGCGCTCAAGGATTCTAATTCAGTGGCTTCTCAGGCCACCCTGTCGATCCGTAACAGCCGCATGTCCGGCATGCTCCCTCCGTCGCCGCCACCTGAACTGCCTGCCCTGCGCGGGTTCTTCGAGGGGATGGGCAGGGGAGCCATGTCGACCGGCACGCAAGTGGGCAAGTTCGTGCGCGGCGCCACCACCGGCGACTTCGGACCGTACAGCGACCCGGCAGTGGAGGCTGAGCTGCACGACCCTAATTCACCCACCTCTATCGACCCGAGCGGTGGTGCTCAGACGGTCGGGTTCTACGGTGAGAAGTTGGCCGAGCTGCTGGCGCCCGCCGGGATAGTTGGCCGGGCCGGCCGGGCAATCGCTGCCGGGGGTGATCTGGTGGCCCCGAGCGGGCGCGTACTGGCCGAGCTGCCCGCGATCACCGGCCGGCTGGGCCGGGCCGCGCTCGGTGCCGGGCTGGAGGGCGCATCGAACGCCGCAGTGACCGGCATCCAAACCGGCGACCCGAGTGCTGCTGGCTGGGCCGGGGCAACCGGTGCGCTGACCGCCCTGCCACTCAAGTACTGGGCCAAGGCTGAGCGGGTCAAGGCGCTCATCGGCAAGATCGTCGACCCAGCACTGGCCAAGCCCGGAGCCGAGGCAGGCATGCTCATCCAGCAGGGACTCGCCGATGCGCACGACGCCGCCGGGGCAGCGCTGGGCAAGGAGTACACGCGCGTCATCACCACGGCCGCCGCGCACGGCAACCCTATCATCGCGCTTGACAAACCAGGCCTTGCTGAGGCTCAGCGCCTGCTCGCTGAACTGGAGGGCGGCGTCAAGAACGTGCCGGGCTTGGGCTCGATCGACGACGTGAACAAGGCCCGCGGCATCTTGCAGGACATGATCGCCGAAGCTAAGGGTGGTCAGGGCGTGCCCATCGCCGATGCCATCAAGCGGCGCACTTTCCTGCGCGACATCGCCAGCTCGCCGATCTTCCAGACCTCGACTGGCAAGGGGGCGCTACAGCGGCTCACCGCGGCTTGGCACGGCTCGATGACGAGTGCGCTGGACGCTGCCGCACCAGGACTCGGCCAGCGATTTGCGCGGGCCAGCGCCCACTATGCCCAATTCATCAACACGTTCGAGTCGGGCACCATCAAAGCGCTGGTCAAGGCCAAGGCGCCGGACGCGCTACTCGACGCGCTCATGTCCAAGAACGCCGAGACCACCGCTACCAACTTGCGCAAGCTCATCCCCGCGCAGGACATGGAGATGGTGCGCTCGTCGCTCTGGAAGCGCCTGCTCGAACGTTCATCACCGGGCGACAGCACCTTCCTCGCTCCGAAGTTCGACGCGGCGCTCGACAAGCTCTCCCCCGAGGCCCAGCGCGCAGTTTTCGGATCCACTGAGAACGTGATCCGCATGCGCAAGTTCGCCTCGATGATGGACACGGGCTGGATGCACACAGCAGCCAAAGAGTCGCTCACCAGGATCGCGGTGCGCGCAGGCACTGGCGCCGCGGCCGGGATCGGGGCCGACCGGGTGCTCGAACACGATGGCGCCGGCGGGTGGAAGGTGTGGGGGCCTGCGGGCGCGGCCATGGCTCTGGCGCCGGCGCTGGTGGCCAAGGTACTCGCCAGGCCCGGCACGATCGACGTGCTGGAGCGCGCCATGACCACCAGTCCGGGGAGTGCCGCTGGGAAGGCGCTGGCGAGCAAGGTAGCCTCGCTCGTGATGGGCGCGGAGATGCGCGGCGGGGATGGTGGCAAACAAGTTCAGGGTGGTGCGCCTGACGTGAAAGGCGTGCTGAGTACTCTGGAGCAGGGCGACGCGGCGCGACGGGCTCGGGCCGGTGCGGCGAGTGCCATGGTCGGTGGACCGCCGATGCCACCACCCCCACCACCATCAGCCGGAGCGCAACCGCAGAACTCACCAGTGCATGAAAGCGAGCCCGGAATGGTCGCCTATATTCCACGCCCACTGGAGAACGATAGCCTCGTTCAGACCACTCCGCCGCGAGACTACCTTCCGGAGCGATTCCAGAAGGCCCGCTCGGCGCGAATGGGAACGCCGGTCCGCGTCGGCGCCACCGATGCGCCCGGTACCGCCACTCCAGAAAACAACGGTTTTGGTGCTGCGTGGGACGGTTTGTCTGGGCGTGACTTTCTCCCACCACACACGGACGATCGAACGAAGAACAACACGATCCTCATCTCGCGCAGCAACTTCGAGGACCACCACTTCGGCGATTACCCCAACAGCAAGAAGACGATGTGGGCGAGGACGCTGACGCACGAGGTAGGTCACGCGGTGTGGCAAGACCTGACTCCGAAAGAGCGGGCTAGATGGGAGACGCTGCACAAGAACTTCGCCGACTACGAACCAGGCACGGAAGATGAGCATGACAGCAACTCCACAAAAGCGATGTATAAGTACGGCGACGATCCGACACACTCGTTTGCCGAGCAGTGGGCGCACTACGTCGTGCGACCGAGCGAGTTGAGAGCTGAGAATCCGGAAATCTACTCGTTCATGAAGAGGATCGCTGGTGGCAAAGAGTACATCCGAACGAAGGCGAAGAAGTGATTTCTATGGCACTATATCCAAACGGAGGGGCTGTGGATGACTGAGCATGAAGGTCGCGGAGCTGATCGGAGGTCCGCCTGGACTGATCCACATTTCTGGATGCCGCTCGTCATTCAGGCCGTAATCAGCCTGATCGCTATCGTCACGATCGTCAACAAGACGGGCAATGACATCACGATCTTGAAAGAGAAAGTGGATGAGCTGAAGGGTCAAGTCACAACGCTCCAAACCCTCGCCACATCGACGATCGAGACGAAGGGCGACATCAAGGCGCTGACCGATAGGGTAGGGAAGCTGGAGAACGCGCAGGAGACTCAGGAGAAGGCTTACAATATCAACTTCACGACGCGGCTCGCGAGGGTCGAAGCCCGGCAAGGGATATCAGCGAAACAAGGAGAGTGACCGTGTGTGACGCGGCTTGTAGAAAGCAAATCATCAACGGGCAGTTCATGGCCGCTTTGGCTCCGGTGTTGGCTGAGCGGCACGACGGAGCCGTGCGCGCATCATCACTGCGGCTGTCGGTTGCCGCCCGGACGTACTCCGCGATGCTCTCCGTGTTCGGGCCGGTGTCGTCGGAAGAATTCACCGGTTGCGATCAAGCGGAGCTGCTCGTTCGCTGGATCAAAAACGACGGGACTCCGGACGTACAGCTGTTGGAGCGCTGGACCTCCGATCTCTGGTCAGCCATCGACGACCTCACCGCCGGGAAGATGCCGGCGTAGTGATCCCGCTCATCATCCTCGTTGCGCTCTGGTTGACCGCTCCGCCCTCGGACGATTGGATCAGGATCGCCGTTGCTGTGTCAGGCGGTTGCAGCATCGGCATCCTCGCCGGCGCGTGGGGCGCGGTTCAATTCGGCAAGAAGGTGTGGCTGTCGATCGCCGAAGAGTGGAGCCGGACAAAGGAATTCTGCGACGCGGTAAACGCCTGTCGGAAGCAAGCCGAGTGGGACTTCATCGAGAAGATGCGCCTGATGATGAAGGAACACGAGGATGAAGAGTGGCCGCATGGAGTGTGGCGGCACGACCACTACAACGAGGACCATGCACGACATGAGCTGCGGCTTGTGACGCTCGAACAGCGTGGTGGGCGTCGGGAGACTGACAACCCTTGAAGCCGCCGACCTGCTCATTGCCGCTGCGGATGCCTGCGGAGAGTCTTGACCGACGGTACCGTTTGCTCGATGTGTACAACCGGGTTGCACAAGCCGGGGGTGTGAGGCGGGGCGGTTCGGTGTATCCTTGGCAGCATGAGAAAAGCGCACATCATTTTCGGGTTCGTGCTCACCACTACGCCGCAGGGAACCGGCGCTCCTTTCGTCGATCAATGTGGCGGCAAGACAATCAACGGAAAAAACTGGACAGGCTACGCGATCCTCTTGAAACCGTGGCGCCGCGATCAGTACGGCGAGCGCGCTGAAGGGCTGGCGCTGTGCATCGGTCGCGTCGGTCGTAAGTGGCCCGTCGCCACATTCAAGGGCGTCCAGCAGCAGAGCAACGACCAGTGCAGCGTGGCACCGTCAGCCTGACGCGGCACCGAACCCGCAAACGAAGCCAGCGAAAGGGAACTGAACCATGCTGATCGCCATCCTCATCGTCGCTGCATTCGTTCTGTGCCTTCTAGCCGCGCTGAACGTACCGAGTTCTCCGCGCCTCAATCTCGGATGGGCTGGCGTGTCGTGCGCCCTGCTGGCCTACCTCATCGCGAACTGGCCGAAGTGATGGATACCAACCACAAAGCACGCGAAGCAATCGACCGGCACAACGGCGGCTATCCGTTCTACGCCCTCCAGCGCGAGTTCACGATGTGGCAGGATCAGGACGACACGAACCGTGCCGCGATAGCTAAAGCGCTGCTGCACGAGTTGATCGAGCTGGAGTGCCGGTGATGCGCCGCGCCCTCATCATCTTCCTGCTCATCCTGTCGGCGTGTTCGGGCGGGCGTCGTCCGAATCCTGGGCCGGGGAGATCGCCGGGGCGGCGAGGCGCACAGTCTAGTGCTATCCTATCTCGGCAAGGGGCTACGCTAGCCGCCCGGCTCGGTTTGGGGAAGGGTGGGCGTGTGTGCGCCACGGGAACTCGTGAGGGGCGGCTGGGGGAGCGTGGGTGGGTGTGGATGGTTCCCAGGGTCGTGCTAGCAGGCAGAACTGATTGCCTCAGCGGTGCGGCGTAGCCCCTGCAATCTCCCCCTCGGCCAGCGCCCGGTGCAGCCCGTTCCTGCGCCGCCCGCGCACGTGACGCCTGACCTCCTCCATGTCGAACGCCAGCAGGCGCTCAATGACCAGCCAGTCGGCCTCCCCGCTAGTTGGCATACTGAGGTGCGCCAGGTTCCGCCCGTCGACCACCTCCAGCTTGGTGAGCCGCGCGCCGTTGCACTCGGGGCAGAAGTCGCTCACGTAGGCGAGCGCATGTCTGGCGCACCACCGCGGCCAGCAGATGTGGCGCAGGGCGTACTGGAGGCGGGTGATGAGAGAGGTCGGCCGGATCATGAGCGCGGGGCGAAGTCCGGGCAGGAGAACGTGGAGGGGGCCGCGAGCAATTCTGCCGGCTCGTCATTCCCACCATTCCCACCCTCTCCCCACGGCTCCCTGTCCTCCTCCGGTGCCTCGTCGACCGCCCGCACCTCGATCCACACCTCCCGGCCGTCAGCGAGCTTGAGGAACACTGAGTAGGGCTCGTCCAAGGTGAGCAAGTGCCTCTGGCCCGTCCCGCCGGCGCCGGGGTGCAGCACCTCAGCCAGCATGACCGACCGGCCCGAGGCGGCCAGCTCGATCGTCACCCCGCGCAGCTTGGCCGGGTGAGTGGGCGCGGTCGGCCCGCAGACGGGTTTGTCGATGAGCGGGTCGAACATGCCGGGCACGTAGGGGTGGCCCTTGGAGCGAGGGCGCTTGGGTGGGGGAAGGACCGGGAGGGCATGCAGGTAAGCAGGCGCGTGGTGGGGCGGCTGGGCTATTGGCATGGTGCTCATAGTCAGATACCTCCGTCAGTGGGCAACCCTTCGCGCTCCATGCGCTCGGCAAGCGCCAGGGTGCCCAGAGTATCGTCGAGACTATTGAACCAGTCGAGGTAATCAGCCTCGTCCTCTTCCGTGCGCACGTCGTCGCGGTCAGGAGGATCGTAGTGACTGCTCACTGAACGTCTCCGGCACCCGCGCGCATCTTCTTGTCCGCCCCGCGGCCCTTGGCGCCGATCCACTCGACGCGGATGGAGTTGGCGCGGGGCTTGTCAGGCTCGCGAGCCGCAGCAACCGCTGACGGGGAACAGCCGTATTGCACGAGCGTGCTGGCGTCACAGTTGGTGGCTGCCAGTGCGATGGCCCGGAGCTTGTCGTACGGCATGGGGAGTTCACTGTTCTGCTCGTACTGCTCGATCATCGCCGGGCCAGTGATCTTCCCCTTGGTCACCCCCCCATCAGCGCTCATCACGCGCAGGTCATAGTACGCGACGCTCTTCTGCCCATGCACCAGCTGCATCGCGGCCATCTCGCGCTTGAGTCCCTCGAACTCCCCGAGCGGACCTTTCTTCTCGTCGTCGTTGAATAGCTGGTCCTTGAGGGCTTTGAGTTCCCTCAGCCGGGTCATGCCGGTGACGTAGTGCTCGTTAGCGGCTAGCTCAGGTATGGCCTCGAACGGAGTGGCGGTCGATTCGCCGGTCATGTCAGTGCGCGCGTAGTCGCTTGTAGGTTGGCTCATAACTCGGGTGTCCTTTCATGTTGTAATACCGCGTGCGTGCCGGCGGGTAGGTGACGCTCTCGAACGACACGTTTCGAGCGGGGGTGGCATCGGGAGAATTGGCTGTTCCCTCAGGCCAGTCGACTGTGATCCGGCCATGGTGCCACTCGAATGGGGCGTCGACCAGGCGCCACGGTTGGTCGGGTTCGCGTACTTGCCAGCTCATACTCTAAGTTCTCCTTATTGCCGGATGAGGAACATGACTCCTCTGCTGACCGACCAGCCAGCCCGTGCTCCGGCGCACAGCCCTGGGCTCGAACCGGGTAACTTTGATGGCTGTTTGTCAAGTCAAGAGTGAATGTAGGTCAATCTTCACTGGGAGTCAAGGTCTGGGCACAACTATTTTCAATGGGCCTCCGCCCAATTGTCCCCAATCCCCACGCTCACCTTGACCGGCACGCTCAGCTCGACCGCCGTGCGCATCGTCTCACCCACGAGCATACCGACCAGTTCCGCGTGCTCAGCCGGCGCCTCGATGGCCACCGCGTCGTGGACGGTCATGATGGGCTGCGCGTCAATACCGGCGTACCACAGCGCGGGGAGCGTGTCCTCCCAGAGCCGTGCCAGCCCGATGCACAGGATGTCACGTGAGGTTCCCTGGATCGGAAAGTTCGTACACTCCCGCTCAGTGGCCCGCTTGACCCGCTTGATGTCCGAGCGCAGGCCGGGCATCCACCGCATGCGCCCGAACATGGTGCGCACAACTCCGTCAGCTTGGGCATCCCTGCGCACCCGGTCTTTCCACGCCAGAACATCAGGCGCGAATTCGGCGAAGTACCAATTGATCAGCCCTTGGCACTCTTCTTCAGTCATGTCGATCGGTGGCTGCATGAGTGCGAGTTGGCGCTGGATCGTCATGGCGGACGTGTCGTAGAAACTGGCGAAGTTCAGGGTCTTAAACTGAGTGCGCACCGGCTTGGGCACAGCGTCCATTGGAGTCTTGAGGAACTGGCTTGCAGCGTAGCGGTGCGGGTCGAGTCCCTCGCGGAAGATGCGCATCAGGTTACGGTCTTGCGTGAGGTGCGCGCCTACGACCATCTCGATCGCTGAATAGTCGGCCTCGATGATCTTGTAGCCCGACCGCGCGATGAACCCGCGGCGCATACGCAGGCCCATATTGCGGATCGGATCGTCCACGAACGGCGAGTTATCCGGGTTGGGGATATTCTGGAGGTTGGGATCCTCGGAACTGAGCCGCGACACGCTCTTTGTGTAATTGATCGTCGTGTGAACCCTATCATGCGCGTCCGCCTTGCCAAGTAGCCCGAGCACATAGGTCGAGTCCATCTTCTGGAACTCCCGGTAGGTCTGGATACAGTCGATCACCGCGACGCCGGTGCGCACCAGATCACTATCCTTACCTTCTGCCTGCCGCGCCTTGAGCTGGGCCTTCAAGATCCCTAGTGTTTCGTCGTCCGTGCTCTCCTGGCCACCTGCGGTCAGTTTGATTGCGGGCAACTGGAGATCCCTGAATAGCACGCCGATCATGCGCTTAGAATTAGGGTTGTGCTCGCCCACCAGATCGGCCAGTTTAGACCTCTCCTCGCCTAACCACCTTTGCAGGTCCGAGTGGAACGCCTCGAAGTGGCCCCGGTCGATCATCATCCCGTTGCGCTCCATGCGCGAGAGCATCGGCAGGATAGCTATGTCGATCTGGGCGGCGCGGTCGAGGCCATACTCGGCGAGCCGCGGGGTGAGCTTGTGGGCCACGCGCATCGTCCATCCGAATCGGCGCACGCATACCGGGTCACGCGCGCCTGGTCCTTCACGTCGCGCAGGGCCACCCGCGACATCCGGCCGGCGTAGCGCTCGATGAGGAAGCGCCGCTCGGCGGGCAGCTCGCGCCAGTCCTTGCGCAGCTTGAAGTAGGGGGCGACCGAGGTGCCTAGTTCGTCCTCACCCTCACCGGCGTTCGCCCCTGATACCTGCTCGATTTCATCCTCATCGGCGTCCTCCAACAGGTCCGCGCTCAGGATCCTCCGCTTGATCCAGCGCGCCATCGACTGCGGCTGCTTCCAGCGGAACTCACCTGTGCCCGCGACGAACTCCAATTCCTTGGGGGGCAGCGGCACGAGCAAGCCATCCACGCACTCGGGCATCTCGCACTTGTCGACCGCGCGCACGCACGCGCACTGCTTG